GTCATCTAAAATCTTATCATATTCTTTAGAAAAGTGAAGTATCTCATCAAGGACCATTAAGGTCTCTAATGAGATAGATGACTTTAGATACTCTTTTAATATTTGAGGATGTCTGCGATTTTTGATCAAAAACATCTCATCAAAGTTTTTTGCATTTAAAACTCCCTCACACTCTCCCGTAAAAGTGTAAGAAAGTGACTGTGTTCTCTTTCTCCACGATACGTAGTTTGATTCGCCGTTTTTGATGATCTCCCCAATCCACATTCTGTCGGGATCATCGCACGAAACAAAATTCGCGACAAAATAGTCAAGAATCTCTCGATCTGACTTTTGCCGCGATAGTTTTTCAAACCAATATCGGTCCTTTCTCTTATAAAAGGATTGTAGGGATGCACGACTCTTACCTTGATATTTGTGGTAGTCGTAGTTTTCCTTGCAAAAGTGTTGTTTCATTGCAAGGTAGGTCTTATAACAATCAAAAGGTGCCATTATAAAAAAGTAATAGGAGCGATTTTTTCCCAGAGATTTTTTTCGCGACTTTTCTGAATTAAATCGGCAATTTTGCCCTGGATGTTCGCTTCAGATAGTTTAACTTGGTTGCTTCTGCACGAAGCTTTTCTTTAAGGGGTTTTGATATTAGTTTGGGAATAGACTCAACATCCAGACTGTTTTTGTCACAGAAAAAGATGATAGCATCGATGTAAGACATATCTTTTTCCTCCTGCACAATCTTCTCAATCTCTTGGGCGAATCGAGCAGGACAGAAAAACTTTTTCTCTAGTGCTTTTTCAAGATCTTTTTCCATAGGACTCCAATTTGTGTTCCACAAATTCTCTAATGTACTTTGAGAGTAACTTGATGTATTTGCTTTTATTATACTCTTCATAGACAACGCATTCTCCGTTTTCACAAGACATAAGGATAACGAACTTTTTAACTGGGATACCAGTCAGTTCATATAACATACAAGCATATGCCGCACACTGCACAAAGTAGTGGTCAATCCACTCTCGTGGTTTTGGTTTGGCGCTTGTTTTAAAATCAATGATTGCAAGTTCACCGTTATACTCAGCGATACAGTCAACCGTACCTGCAACACCTAGTTGTTGACTGTATAGAGATTGCTCAAGACAGTGGATGTTGTCAATCTTATTCAGTTCATCTTTGGCAATTAAAAATAGAAACTCAGAGAGAGGTTGGACTAACCCACTCTCAAAGTCTTTGTTCAGCAGATGATTCTCCGTGAGTGTATGGAAATCAGTACCACGACTAGTTGCTTTCCTAGTAATACGATCTGCTTTTTCCTCACCAACTCTTTTACGCCACTTAGCAAAGAACTCTTTGTTATGGTGACTAATAACAGACGTAATTGATACTAATTTGAATACCTCGGAGGTATCAGAGTCTGGGACTTTATAGTAACGTACACCATCAATGGTCTCCCTATCAAGAGAGGGGACCTCACATTCTACATGGTTAAAAATCATAATTGAAGTTCATTCTTGGCAATGATATACTCTTTAACAAGTCCAGATCTTACGATATCATTGATATCAAACTCTATTATATCAAAGGATGGCATATTACGCAAAATTTTAATAAAGTCTACGATACCATTCTTCTCATTTGTCTTGATCAAGTCGGTCTGAGAACCATCTCCACAGAACATGATCTTACTGTTCTCACCGACACGGGTAATGATGGAGTCCAGTTCATGGAAGTTAAGGTTCTGGAACTCATCAACAATAATGATAGCATTATCAAGGGTTGTACCTCGGATAAACGAAGTACTCCAAAACTTGATGGTCTCCTGAGTCTTGAGACTGCTGTAGAGCATCTCAAAATCTGCATCAGATGACATCTCAAACATAAACTTTACCATATTCTTATAAGGAATCTGATAAAGAGATGATTTGTCCTCATGATCACCTGGCAGGAAACCAATCTCACGAGTCGATACAAGAGACCTTACGATGTAGACGTGCTCGTATGGTAGATTCTCATCTAAAACGTCTCTGAGGGCGTTGTAGAGCACTATAAAGGTCTTTCCTGTACCAGCAGACCCATACGCTACAACGTTTTGACCATCAGCATACTTCTCAAACAGAATTTTTTGGTTTTCTGTGAGTGGATCAATGTCAATCAAGAGATTGCTATTGATTGGTTTCTTCTTCTTTAACTGTCTTGCAGTTAAACCGACTCCGATATTGTCATTGGAGGTACTACGCTTCTTTCTAGGCATACTACTATCTAATTGGTTTTACGTTAGATCCTGGTGCTTGTCCTGCCTTACGGAGAACATCGTTCCATCCTGGATTTCTTGCGATTAGTTTGTCCTTCCACTCTCCAACCTCACCAACTCCTGGTGCGTTGTCTGGAGTGTAGTATCTCTCCCAGTCAGGGTTATCGATCTTCCACTGATCCCACTCATGAATGCTCATCTTTACATCCTTGAGTTCACCAGTCTTATTGTTCTTTACAGGATAAGTTGCCATTTGCTTATAATATAACTCTTGTATTTATTATGCCCAGTCAAGTGCTTTTGCACAAGTTGGGAATTGTTCTACGAAGATTTCCTTACATGCCTCTGCAATGTCCATATGCTCCTTCTGAGTTCCATTAGCAGACCTCAGAGAAATATAATGAATCCACGACCTGCATGATCCCGTCATATAGATTCTGGTGGGTACACAGAGTGGGAGTACATTTCTTGCACATTCCTTTGCCACACCTCGATCAAGCATCTGCTTGTACAATGCCATAGACGAGTCAAACAATGTCTCCATCTGCTTACTGAGGATTTCAACATCTTTAGGGTCAAGATCATCAATACTGTTCTGACGATTCTTGGTGTCCTGGCGTCTCAACTCAGGGAGAGGAATGGACTCACCAAAACCCAACAGAGATGAGTCAGCATACCGTTGTGAAAATTCTTGATATGTAAATGAACGGTGCCTCAAAATTTGAGCCGCGATTGCTCTGGTTGTAGAGATCTCAAGAGTCATATATGCTTGCTCAAACACAGACCAATGCTGATGCTTGACGCAATACTTTAGGAGACCTTCAAAACTTGGGTTGTCCTGGTTCTTGGGGTTGCTCACTCTGGCAATATATGCCATCTGCTCCTCTGGATTAGGAGTGCATTGTACAAATTTAACCTTACTCATTTAACAATTCTCACAACTTTTTTCTTCATACTCTTTACGAACTTTTTTTAATTCTTTAAGTTCCTTTTTAATCATTTGGTACGCAGATTCAGAATCAATTTTATTACCCATTTCCATAGCAATAATAACATCAACTCTTGTACCAAAATGAGATAATGCTTTTTCAAAGCAATCTAGATCCTCATACATTGTATCCCTCCTCAATCAGATACATTTTAAAATACTTGTCGATATTTGTACAGTCTTTATTTCCTTGACTCACCCACATATCACAAAATTCATAAACTTGTCGAGTGTAATCATCAAGATAGTGTTTGAGTGCTCTAAAAGTTTCTGCTCTAATATACATTCTTTCATCGGAATATCTCCAATCAGTATCAATTGCAGTAGGGCTCATAATACTTTTTTTGTTAATTGTCATTAGTCTGGATCTCCATCATCATCTTGACACATGTCATATCCAGATCCATATTCATAACTTGGATCGTCTTCTAACTTCCAAGTCTCATATGCCTCTGGATCTGAGTACACTTCAGATTCTAACACGTCAACGATTTCTTTCAACTGTTGAACGATATCTTTTAAGGATTGTCTGTCCATACGATTATAAACGGTTAGACTAGTTATACAAAAAAGAGGGGTCGAAACCCCTCTCGTTTATTTGTGGAGAATTAGAATTTCTCCGTAGATCATACCAATAAAAGCCACACAACCTAAGGACGTGAGTCCAACGACTGTAAATGCTTCCATGGCGATCACTTGGTGTAAGAACGACCGCGATAGCAGTAGGTGCCGTGAGACTCCTCTCCGCCCTGCTTGCACTCATACGCTACACCACGATATGCAGTGTGCATAATTTGTGCATCGTGAAGACGTGCTGCTTTCTCGATTTGCTTCTTGATGATTGTAAGTGTGTTCATTTGTCGTTACCTGAATAGAATGGAAAGTTAACCTTCTCTGCCGAAGCAGGATCCGTTTTCCCGTTCCTTCAGTCGTTTGCGTCCCAGTAACACTCGGGTGTAGATTCCCTTACGGTTTCTACTAACTCAACCTTCACTTGAGGTGGTAGGTCTTGGTTCTTGGCAATCCTCAGCATTAATGCCTCAGATTGCTGACAACTAAGTGTTGTATAGAGAAGTAACTCTACCATGGGATGAACGCTCCGTTCCGCGACTTACTTGCGTCCCGCCCGATAGCGGGATGAACGTAGGACTAGTATAGTCCAGTGAAACTATTTAGTCAAGTTCTTCGTCAGTCTCCAATTCCTTAAGTAGATTTGTGATGACCGTCTCAGTTCCAGATAAATTTTTAATCTCATACAGAGGAGACTTCATATACTTTTTGAGTCTCTTGTACTTTTTAGTCAACCTATTAAGTTCCTCATAGTTGACGGTGATTTTTGGTTTTTTATTTTCCTCACCAAATCCAGACATTACTTCTTTCCCTTCTTTTCTTTTGGTTTATTTCCCCACAGTTTGGGGTTTATCCTCCCTTCCGTTTGTGTCATAGTAACAAAGTCATGGCGATACTTGTCCCAATAATCATCAAAAATATCTACCTGCTTTGCCGCCATAGCAATATCAAACCTTGTCATTCCATCTTGAAGATACTCAATCAGAAAAGCATTGTTTGGTAGTGTCCTATCTTGGGCAAGGGTAGGGTCACAGTCTTCATGAATAACTTTACAACCTTTACCCATATCAAGAACGACCTCCCCATTGGATATCAGGATACGCTCCAGCAACGATATCTTGAGTAATACGATACTTGGACTGCAGCTGCTTGTCCTTCACCAGCACGAGGATCTCAGCGTCCTTAGGATGAAGCATCTCAAGGATGTTGATAAACATGCTCTCTCGCTTGAGAGAACTCATTCCATCATTACCACCTTTGATAAAGTTGTAGAACTTAGTCCACTCCTTCATAATAGAGGAACGGATTCTACCTTTACCGTCATCAGTTGCTCCCAGTGAGTTAGCACCTGTTCTATCAATTGCATCTACTGCATCTTTAATCTTGTCCGAGAGAGAACCAGATTGAGTAGCAGAATCATCGTAACTGTTATATGGAACATCACCCTGAGGTAGAAGAGAGATTACACTTTCATCAAAATTCCAAATCAGAACTGCCTTAATAGAATCGTGTCCATACTTTTGTAGAACCTCAATCTTCTTTGCTTTGGTCCTTTGCTTTGAAGCAAGTTCAAGCACTTCAAATGTAAAAGGATTAGCAGGCAGTTCTGGAATTGGTTTAGTTGCTGCCTTCTTCTTCGTCGTCTGTGTAGTCATAGTCATTTTCAAATCGTACTGCTAAAATCTCATCAGGAATAATATTGCCATCTGCGTCAAACATTTCTGGATGGACATTGGCATAAGTTGTTTCGTAAGAGTGTTGCTTATACAACCAACCGATTACCCCTCCAACCAAAACAAATAGAACAGAGACGAGACAAATAATTGTAATGTCTAGTGCTAGCATGGCTACCTCTCGCAAATTTACTTCTTTTTGATGTCTATAAAAGCATCAAAGTGAAAGTGAATCTCCCTCTTGAAGAAAGAGAGGGATTTACCCAGAGTCACTCTAATGCTCTTAGGTGGTTCTTGAGTACTCCTCCTCTTTTTGCGATTCCTAAGTAACAGTTCTACGCCTCGATTGATTTGCAGACTGTTGTTGTTAGTATTTAGTTCATCATTTCGCATTATACATAACTGTTTTCTCTAAGGTATTTAACAGTCTCTGTACATCCGCCAAGAGAGGTTTCTCCAAGCAAAACTTGAGGAAATGTAGAACCCTGTCCAAACTTATCATAGAACTCGGTTCGATCAAAGTCCCTACCAAGTTTGAACACGACATGTTTCAACTCAGATAACTCTAACACTCTTTGGACTTTTGTGCAATAAGGACAACCATCTTTAGAATAGATGGTAAAAACATTTTCAGTAGGCGACATTTTTTCTTGGTTTATAACGATAAGTTGATGTGTTTTTATTGACTGGGGCAGTCCAGTTTTCAATAGACTTCTTTCTTTCTTCACTAAAGAAGTCTTGGTTTGCATACCAGTCCCAGACCTCTGATTTACCTTTTGATCGATTGCATTCTTTACAACAACAAACCACGTTGTGTACTAGGTGAGATCCACCTTTTGTTCTTGGTACTACGTGATCAATTGTAAGTTCTTCTGTGCTGCCACAGTATGCACATTGGTTTCCCCATTTATCTTTAATCATTTTCCTCCACTCTCGCTTTGCATCTGACGATCGACAAGTGTGTAAATTAAACAACATCTCGTCTGGACAAGAGTAGAGCTGCATACACTTAGATAGCGCACATATACTATCTAGGTTTTAGTCGGGGTAGACCCTGCAAATGGTAACAACTGCTATGAATAACTGTAAGGACAAAAGGAATACAAACACACCAGGAGATGCATAGATCCCCAGATGTCCAAGCAGCACGACAACTCCACAACTGAGCAGTGACACTGCACAAAATCTTACATGCTTATTCAACATGATGTGCTTTAAGATCAGGGTTTGGTTGAGATTTGGTGAGGTCTCTCCGAGATTGATTCTTGATAACAATAAACGCATCCTTATTGTATTTTACAGTACCAAGAGGTGATTGCCACTTCTTGTTGTACTCTTCACCAACATCAATACCAGAGACTGCAGTGCCAGCAATCTCTATATCAATCTCATCCTCAAGATTCCAACCAAGAGCCTCGATGCAATCTTGAATATTGTCCATGATTCCACCATCCTCCCAGGCAAAAAACCCATCTTTATTTTTTGTCCAATATAATTTTGGAATATAAGGGGTGGTCATAACTCCTTCTTCAGGTTCAAG